CTATGGATATTTGCGTCTGGGGATCAAGCTCAGGGTATTCCCTGTGAACTCTCTCACGCATCTCTATCCATATTTCTTCTGGCGGGCTCACCCAGGAAGTGACGGCGTTGTATTGGGACCGCAAGAACTTTGCGCCGGCCACCCCCTTTTCTCCCAACCGTTTTGTCCATCCCCCGTCGCTGAGGTGCGACACAATGGCGTCCTTGAGTTTCCTGTTCTCTTTGATCACAGCCGCCATGAATGGCCCTACAATGGGCAGGCCGGGGAAAGTCTTTCCGTAGCTCATACACTTCGCGATGAGCATCTCCATGTCCCGTTTCTTGGTGGTGGCGTCGCATCCCATCCAGGATGTCACATTGGCCAAGCACTGAAGGGGATCTTTATAGCAGCGCAGTGTGCCGTCCTTCTCCACAATGGACTGACTGCAGAATTCTGCTTCAGTATAATCATCGTGAATAGAACGGGTGACCACGCATCCCGCTTCGGCGTAAGCTTTGTAGAGCGCCGTCTCTGTGACCTCCGGGGGCAGGGCAAACACACCGTCGTCCCCCTCAATTAGAAAGGGGTTGCGGAATGCCCTCGCGAACCTACCCGCCTTGCTGGGGCTGACACCGGCCGCACGAGCCATTGCACCGAAAGAGGTGCAATAGTTCACGCAGGCGTTGCCCACGGAGGTGTCTATGAAACCCGAAAGTCTCATGTTAGGAAACCACCCCCACCCGAAGAAGCTTGAGAATTTGATTATATCATTTCCCAAACGCTCCTTCAGCCTCCCCCACAAGTCGGCGACCTCCGTAGGGCAGGCCGCCACCATCACGGGTACCTCAGTGCGTTCCTGTCGATCGTCACTGCACTGGCTTTCGAAACTGCTGAAATCACTGCTCAGGTTCCTCACGAAACCCTGGAACATGGTCTTCATCTTAACCCGCAGACTCTCGGGAGTCAATCCTTTTACCAGGAAGCTCCCGAACGCCTTCTTAAACGATCTCTCGGCGTTGAAGAAAAGGACACTGGCAAATCCCCGTATGAAAGGCGATGGAGCGACGATGTAGCGGCAAGC